AATTGAGGAGCATGTCGAACGTCCGCTCGAACTCCTTGCGATTCTCCCGCCACCCCTTGCCCCATTCTTCGTCGGCGAGGTCGGTGATGACCAGCTTCTCGCAAGTGTAGTCCTCGCACATCGGGTACAGTTTGTCCACGATGTCCACGATGACGGTATCGAAGGTGTCGTCTTTCGTCAACGCCTTGACCGCCTTCTTGAACTTCCGCCAGCTGTCGATCACTACGGGATACACCCGCAGCGCTCTGCCTCCTGGCTCCGTGAACAGGTGCACGGCCTTACCGAACAACGCACTCAGCGTGGTCTTGCCGATCTTCTTCTCGCCGAAGATCAGCCAGGTGTACGCGCCGATGTCGTCAGCCGGTACGGACCGTTCGGTTGGGAGCGAGAACTTCTCGCCATCGTCGGACGTGACCTTCTTCTTTTTCTTCTTGTCCGCGATGCCGCCGCTCCCCTTGACCTTCTTGAGGACCGCCACTAGTCCTCCTCTTCGCCTTCAACCTTGATCCGCTCGACACGAACGTTGTTCGCACCGCCGCGGAACTTGATCACGACGGTCTTGCTGCCGTCGGGCTCGTACTCGATCGGATCGCCGGAGACTTTCTTCATCCCCGCGAACATCTCGACCGTTGTGGTCGGGTTGTCGAGCATCTCAATGATCACCGTCTTCGTGAACTCGTCCATCACTACCTCCTCTTGATACGCAACGACGACAGCGGGATCACCTGACCGGCGACCTCGACTGGCTTGGCTGGCAGGTCCGCCCCATTGCCTGCGAACACGTACTGCCTGTGGGTCCGCATGTGATCCGCGACCACCTGCTGGAGTTCTTCGTCCGACTGCTTCAGGCCCGGAGCCTTCAATAGTCCTTGACGCCATCCGCCGGCGTAGCTGCAACCGGAGCACGGAGTCATGTTTCGATTCTTGCGGATGAGCAGCTCTCGAATCGCGTTGAGCTGCACCGACTCCCAGATCTCTCGCAACGACGAGTCCGGGAACTTGCCGACCGGCAATTGCGTGGACCAATCATAGCAGCACACCGGCACGACGCCGTTGTAGCCCATGTTGAGTTCACGAAACGGACGTGTACACTTCTTCTCGAGCGGTTCGGTCATCGGCTCGATGCCCAGCAGCTTGTGCAAGGCCTTCTCTGGGGAGTTGCCCGCCTCGTTGTTGATGTCCTTCGAGACCGGACGGCCCGTCTCCTCTCGTTTCTTCGTGTTGACTTCGCCGAGATCGTCGAGCACGAAGATCTGATGGAGCTTTACCGGATACCGTCGATAGATCGACATGTGGTCCGGGTTGTCGTAGTAGTGATCGATGACACGATCGACCGGAAACTCCTTGGCGTACTGCTTGGCATACGCCATGAACATCTCGTACCGCGACTTGTGCTCCGGCTGTGGCTTGCCGCCCCATCGCTTGTAGGCGTTGATGGCGAGCAGGTTCAGTCCATTGCGGAACGAGTCCTTCGTGAAGGTCTTGAAGGTCTTCCAGTCTTCGATCATCGACCCGTTGGTCTGCAATTGGATATGCGCCTTGGGATCGAGCCGGATGGCTTGCAGGATCCCTTGGAAGTCCGAGTGCAGAGTCGGCTCGCCGTGGTTGTCGAGTTCAACACGGACTCCTTTGAGCCACTGCCGTGTCTCCTTGAACATCGCACGAACGAGTTCGACCGGCATCTCACGGTAGTCCGCCCACCCGGTGCCGGGCGTTTTGTTCGACCGCACGCTGTGGATGCCGCAGAACCAGCAACTGTAGTTGCAACCCTCGACAACCTCAAGTTGAATGGACCACGGATTCGCCACGAACGGTTTCTTCGGCAGCGAGACCTTCACTTCTTACCTCCCAGACTCTTCTCGATCTGCGTCCACGGAAAGGTCACACGCACCTTCTCCATGTACTGTGGATGCGTCCTGGCGAATCGCTGGATCGCGAGTCCGACCTTCTTCACCCGCTCGCCGATCCCGCCGTAGCCGCCCGGATGATACCGTTTCTTGTTGAACGGTGCGTCCAAGCACACCACCTGTGCGGTGATCCCGGCATCGAACGCGGCGAAGGTCACTTGCACGTCGTCCATACACCCGCCGTCGATCGTGTACTTCATCTGGGAGTAGAACTTGTGCGGCAGCGCCCAGAACATCGCCGACCGTTTCTTGTAGAACCGAAAGCCTCCGTGCGTCTCAAGCGTATGCTTGATCCGTCCGGCGTCAAAGTGCGCGGCCGTCCCGTGCGCTCCGGCGACGATGCACGGTTGCACTGGATACGCGTACGAAGCCTTGACCAAGTTCTCGAGGCTCTGTTCCGTGTACCGAGTGTTGTCGTCAGTCACCACGTAGCGATCGAACTTCTCCTTCGTGGCTTCCTGACGGAGCTGCTCACGTGCCAACGTCCCGCTCTGATAGAGGTTCTCGTACGAGATCCAAGTGATCTTGTCGAATTCCTTGCGCACCTGACGATACGCTTTCAGCTCCTTGTCCTCAACGCCGATGAACGTGCTTGGTCGATTGAGAAACGGCTGCGCACGCAAGGTCTTCAGCAAGGCGTCTGGCCGTCCCTTGCTCGGGATCAGGACGGCGTATCGCTTCTGCTTCGGTTTCAGTTTCATGAAGTCTCCAAGGCGGGAAGGGGACGCCCATCATTGGACGTCCCCAAGACCCGATCCTACTTCTTCGCGACGGACTTCTTCGCGACCGCGACCTTCGCCACGGCCTTGTCAGCCTTGGGCTGGAGCTTCGCGATCTTCTTGTTGAACTTGGCAGCGACGGCCGCGACCTTCTTGTCGCGCTTCGCTTCGAGCACGGCGACCTTCTTCAGATTCTTCGCCGCGAGCTTCGCCAGTCGTGCCGCCTTCTTGTCCGCCGCAGTCTTCTTCGCCATGGTGGTGTCCAGTCTCATTGCGCCTTTGTTAGTTGACGAACGTCGGGGCGCAGCGCCGATCGTTCGCATTGAGCCACCCACCGACATGGTGAGTCGTCTCAGAGCTTCGTCCATTCCAATCGGGCGCACAGGCAGACCGCCCATGAAACCCGATTCGTGTTCTGCGAGGTAGTCGATGTATTCATCTGCCGCCGATTCGCCGTCCCACGGCATCGGGCTAGTCCGCGACCGCTCGACGTTGTGCTTCGATATCCTCGACTGTCACGGTCAGGATATGGTTGGGCGGCTTCGACGTCGAGAACATCAAGTTCTCAACGAGACCGACCGGGTGTCGCGTCCCGAACAGCTCACCAGCCTTCACCATCTCGATCACCGGACCGAGAACTTCATTCCAGCTAGCATCTGAGATCACAACGAGTGTGTGGATCGAGGTCAACTGCGACCAGTGCCCACGGAGATACGACCGAACGGAGAGCCGCACACGCGCAACATGGGCGGCTCCGGTTGCAACACCAGCCATCGGAGGTCTCCTAGCGCGCTGCGTTGACTACGTCGTGGGGATAGGATCCGTTGGTCGGGATCCAGACGATCGGTCCACCCGCCATGCTGTCCGGATGCAATACGAAGTACGGCATCTGTTCGGGCCGGTGCTGCCGAGGCAGCGTATCGACTCCGTCGTACACGACGCACGACTCGGTGCGGTGCTCCCGGACGCACGCCTCGCAGTACGAGTCCTCGCTCTCGTGGTCCGTGACATGGTTGCCCACGCTATGACCGCAGACCTTGCAACGCTCGTACGGGTTCGGCCACTTGCCGTCCGCAGGCCACGATTCGAGACCGGCGAACTTTGCGCTCTTGGCCCGATCGCTGTGCGAGCCGAGATACTTCGACAAGAGCGGCGGGCACTTCATCTTGATCTCGCGGAGCATGAGCTGGGCGACGCAATTGAACTCCCAGTCCATGATATGCTCGAGCCGGTTGGCCAGGACGCCGGAGAGGGCGAGGTAGTTGTACTGATCGTGGATGTAGGTCTGCATCCCCATGAACAGCACCCGTCGTGCGTCCTGCCACGGGATGCCGGCATCGACCATCGCGCTGTACAGCTCGCGTCCGATATGGATGTGCTGCTCGATACGACCGCGGATGTCGTCCGGGAATCCCTCGAGCGGCAACGTACGGTTGCAGTACTCGTCGATCGGTCCCCAGTCCGAGATGCAATGCTTGAGACCGTCCGGCAGGAAGTGGCCGAAGCCCTTTCCATGGACCTCGCACATCCGACGCATCGTCTCCGGCATCGTCCAGCCACGATGACGCCAGTCGTTGTCGCGGCCGCCATGCTGCATGAAGCCGGCCCCGAGACGCGTCCGGACATTCTGGTGAGTGAACGCTCTCGACACTCCGTCAATGCAGAAGTCGAACGTCACACCTTCAAGGACCTGCTGCAACGTCTTGCCAGCGAAGCACGCCTCGACGTAATCGCGCTCGTCGTTGTTCAGAAACGTCCACCCGGTCTGGTCCGCGATGTTGAAGGTCTGGACCCGTTTGTCGGGTGGGTTGTTCACGTCGATATGCGTACGACGTACCGTACGGCTCGGCGCGTCGCCCCAGTTGCTCTGCAGTGCGTCGTACATCGACGTGAACAGGTTGTCAACCGGCCCCCACCGGTCGAGTGTGACCGACAACGACTCCGGTCCGTGAGTGATCGGGTTGATGGGATCCTCATAGGTGTGGATGGCGTGGGGTCGGTGTTTCGCGTCTTCGTATGCCATGGCTACTTCGTCTCCTTCTTCATCTCTTCTCTCAACACGAGGTCTTTCAAGGACGTTACGTAGTACGGGTCGTCTTGCAGATCTGGCTTCAGACCGCCGCGGTCGAGTTGGTACGTCGGGATCCCCTTGGATCGGAACTGCTTGACGAACGTCGGGCTGTCGTCAACCGCGAACACGATCTGATGACGCACAGCGATGTCCGCTTCTTCGAGACGCTCTCCCTTCTCGTGCGACCACCACAGATGGTCGAACGGCAACTCGTTCATCTTGAGCCACGTCAGCGTATCCGTAAAGATATTCGGGTACTCTGCGATCGGTCGGCTCGTCACCAGGATGATTGTCCATCCTTGGTGCTTGCACCACTCAAGGAATGGACGCGCATCCTTGAATACCGGTATCACGACCTTGCCGCCGTTCGTTCGGAAGTCGTGTTTGACTTTCTGCCACTGCAGATGCGGCAGACCAACGGTGTCGGAGGTCACCCATCCGTGCGTCCGTTGCAACTCGTCCAACCGCTCCCGCATCGCTTGGGCTTCGTCGTGGGTCAGACCCATCAGGTCCTGACCGCGTGCCCGACCCCACCTACAGATGCCGGCGATGTAGTCCGCCAGTACTTGATCGATGTCGACCACGACCACCCGAGCGTCCTGGTCGAGTTGTTTGACCCACTCCTCCTGGTAGCGATACTGCACCACGCGACTCTTCGCGAAGTACAATTCCTCCAACCGCTCCAAGGGGAAGTCGGTCAAGTCCGCAAGCGACAGCCAGTACTTGAAGACGTCGATCAACTCCTCGTGTGAGTGCGCAACGTTCTGCAACCGTAGCTTCGACCGCCGGTGGACCTTGAAGTCAAACGTACGCAACACTTCAAGCGTTTCCTCGATCACCCCGAGGCCCAACACTCGCAAGCGTTCCATCCGCGACTTCTCGTCGGTGCTGTCGAAGATCATACGATTGAAGGCTCGCTGATCCTCGATCATTTCACGCAGACCCACGACTACCAGCCTCTCCGGCGTCGCGATCGATACTCAACCCACGCATCCCACCCATGGATAGCTCCGAGCATGAGAAGGATACCCACGACTGTCCCAGCGACCTGCCCTGCGAATGCAATCATAACCGCGCCCCTTTCCAATCCGCAATGTCCAGCCACGTCTGGTGTGCGAGCTCGTCCGGCCGCCACGTGGCGAAGCGACCGAAGCAAAA